GTTATCACCCAGCTTTTGCACTTCAGTCTTGACTGCCTGAACAATTTCTGAATATTCTTGTGACATATCATTCTCCTTGTTCTTTGATTTTAATTGAAAGCACTTCTGATCATAATGTCCGCATTGAGCTGCTTGAGCATAGCAGATATTTCACCAAGTGCCTCATGCTCAACATTCTCTGGCTCACCCAGGGAACTGCGACACAATGACACAACATACTCCGCAGCACTCTTTGAAAGTCCGGCATCACGCAGGGCCTTCTCAAAACTTCTTGGATCAGTTGCAGCCTCCTTGATTGTTTTTACTGATGTTATTGTTGCTCTTGTATTTGCTGGAAACGTCACTGGTGATATCTCCCACAATTCAATCTTTTTAAGTGTTCTGATTTTTGTTTTTGAATCATCTTCCCACTCTGATGCTGTGTAACCAATAGAGAGGCCCTGCAATGCTTTCATCTTCATCAGAACATGAGCATCATGGCCAATCTGTGTCTCAATAGCCAGCTGGCCTCTCACTTTCAAGCCTTTGCTGTTCTCAGAAATTTCATGCCAGACTCCAATTGGCTGTGTCGGGTCATGCTGCCATAGCATAGCAATCCCTGTCCCATTCCGGCCTCCCTTCTCAAGACTCTCTTTAAAAGCTCCCTGGGCAATTACATCACCATAAGAATCAGGCTTGCCTCCAAAGGTGCTTCCATAGCCTTCAAAAAAACCGGAGCTGTCCATGCTTTCAGCTTTTATTTCAAAAGGCACTTCAAAAATTTCCATCTCTCCACTCCTCCTCACATAACATGATATAGTGCCACACACCTACAATTGGCAATATTCTTGACACTTGCTGTCTCATCACCCGGATACATCATAGCATCCGGGCCAACCATAAAATAGTCATCCTTGGGAACAACTTGACCATTGGCCCTTACATGCCATTGCCTTGTTCTTGAATCTCTTGCTGACATCCATTCCTTCTCCATTCTCAAGCCTGTGGCATTCATGCCTTCATGATATCCACCCATTGCTGCTGTATGTGTTTCTGTTCTTGCTATCAATTTTGCTCTCTTCCTGTTGATGTCTTTCCCTGTTGCCACCAATTCTTTTGCTATTTCAGCCCTGGGCTTTTGCTCCATCACTCCTCTGTTCAACACTCTTCTGATTTTGTTCCTTGTAGTGTTGGTAATATATGACACCATCAGGCCTGCTCTCTTCTCTCCCCAAACACTGGCCCAGGAATAGAAAGCATCCATAATCGGACCTTTGACCAAATATTTTGTTGTGGACTTATCAGCATCAACATCACCCCAGGCCATCTCAGCAAAGTTCCAGACAATTTCCATCAACCACTTTTTGCTGTTCTTGGTGAATCCTTCAATAATATCATCAACAGCATCCTCTGGTGTTGGGTCATCTCTTTCCATACTCTCTGCAGCTTTGCTATATGCCTTCTGGAGAAAATTGAATATGTCAACTTCCCACCTATTTTCAAAAAGCATCATTCCCCGGAGAAACATCAGCCTGGACACTTTTTTCTGAATCGGTATTTTGGAGTTGATTATCATTCTTCATCCTCCTCTTCATCATCAACACCTTCATCAACATCTTCATCAACATCTTCATCAACATCTTCATTCTCATCAGTTGCAAAGCCAACCATTGATAAAGGAATCATTGTTCCAGGCACAAGTATTACATCACCACCATCAATCTCTGAGAGGCCTTGCATCATTCTCTTCTCATTGATGGTCAAAAAGTCAGCCTCTTCAGCCATCTTCCATCTTGCCTCCCTCTTTGGAGCAAGAGCAGGGATGTCATCAAGTTTGTAGTCAATATAAAATTCCTGTTCATCAAACAACCAATAGTTCAGCTCCTGGGCAAAGTAATTCAAATAATAAATGACTGTGTCCTCCCAGAATGCCTGCCGGGCCTCTTTTTGGTTGCTGTATGTATTGTCCCCAGGAATGCCAACAAGCATAGGTGGAACACCATAAGCAAAAGCAATCCTCCGGGCAAGTTCTCTGCCTCCCTCTGTGAAGTCAAGATCAGTTGGGCTGTATCCGTATGGCTTCACCTCTGTGCCCTGATCACCTTCAACAATCATGTTCTTTCCAACATTATCTGTTCCTGAATAATCCTCTTTCAATCTCTTCTCAAGCCTATCATATTGCTGATCTGTTAGCATCCCCTTCACCATGAACAGCATGCCAGGCCTTCCCTCATTCTCAAGCAGCTTTTTGTTCCATTTGGTGGCCTCATTGCTTGTGTCTATATCCCTTGAGGCCGGGATGGTTGCTGCAGCTCCCCAGAAGTCATCAGTTGGGTGAAAGTCTTTCATATGTAAAATATCACATTTGCCATTTACCGGGTTGCGGTCCCATTTTGTGGACCGTGTTCCAACTGTATATTCATAACCTGACACCCGGCCAACTGATGGATCAGTCAATATTTTCATTCTGTCCGGCCGGAGTGAATGAAGCTCCCTTGCCATTCCTTGATTTGGTCCAGATTGAGGGCCTATTTTTTCAAGAAAGCAGTTTCCACTCATAACAAGGTATGCTGTTGACTTGAGAGCAAAAAATGACCAGCTCTCATCCGGGTTGGCTCTCTCCAGCACTCTGTAAAATGGATGACTTGGACTTTCTGACACAGTTCCATCATTCTGTTCCCTCATTACACTCCAGTGAACTGAGGCAACTGACCGGGCAATAAGGCTGATACACCTATATGCTATGACATTCTTCAAATATGTTTCTTTTGCAAAGTTCTCATAGTCATGCGGTGACCATACAGCCCCACCTGTTCCCCGGATTATGATGGCTGTGGTTGAGCTTTCTTTTCTTCTTGAAAATATTTTGAATGGATTTTTCATTTAATCTCTCTTGTCCCAATATTCTTGAAATGTCATCTGGTGCTCCCCGGCCTTATCATACACCATTGGCAGCTCCTCTTTTGATTCTTTATAATCAAGAAAGATGTCAGCCTTTGCACACTTGGCCTCAAGCACAGAACAGTCCAGCTTCACTTTTCCAACAGCTGAATAATATAAACATCTTTCATACCGGATACAAACATTTGATGTCCCCTTCTGAAAGTCTTTCAGCTCAGGATAATGGGCACACCCAGTAATGAGCACAGCAAGAGCAGCACCCATCATAGCTGAGCCCAGGAAAGCAGCAACCCTTGAAATAATTTCAAACTTCATTACAGGCCCTTTCCAAAAAATATAATTATGTAATTCAAACAGCCTCCGATTGCCCAAAAGCACAAATCTCTCAGACTGTCAGCCCAGGTCTTTGGCAATGCCCATGTTCTGATGTACTCAAGATGCTGATATGCTTCCATAAGCATTCCACAAATAAGACCAACCATAATCGGAACATGATAGAATGGCAGAAAATAATATACAGCATAAGCTGCCCAGAAGGCCCAGAACATATGAACATGCTGGTATGCCAATTCCTTCTTGCCCCAGAATCCATCTTTTGGTATTCCAAATGGCATTACATTCTCCCTTCCTTCTCATCTCTGCCTTTATCATAAATCCTCACCACACCAATATAGAGCCCAGAAAGTGTAGCAATCACAGCAGACATAGTTCCAAGAACTGAGGCCGGATATTTGACATATGACATATAAAGAAACATCCCAACACTCACAAACAGAGCAACCATGAGCACAAATCCATAAACATATGGTGGCTTGATGTACTCAGAATCTGATGCAAACCAGAATGGTCTCAAATACTTTCTGATGAACCTTCTCAAAATTTTCATTCCCAATACCCTCCTTGTTTATAATCTATATAAATTTCATTTGTGTTTCTCATCTTCTCTCTGACTTCTCTTTTAAAGTTTGACCATTCCTCCGGATGATCAACAAACCATTTATGGCATTGCTTTCCGGTCAGCTCATTATGCAACACCAGATCAGTGGCCTCAAGATCATACTTGTCACAGAGAAAAGCACAAAGCAGAACCAATGACTGATATGTATTTGGATACATTGCCCCTGACCAATCTCTGTGAGTACACTCAATGGAGATGGTGTTGAAATAAGGGGGATTGCCAAAATATTCAGCTACACCCGGCTGATATTCTTTTGCCCCGGAGCTGTATGCAATTTCCTCTTCAGGAATTATTTGAACAATGTCTCCATCAAGGTCAATTATGTAGTGAGTTGAACCAAAGCTCAGCTTGCCACCTTTTCTCATCTCAAAATATCTCCGGGTGAACTTTGCTGATGTCCCAGGATTGGCCACCCAGTGAACCTCAATTGCTTTGACTCCCTTTCTTGCCCTTCCTGGCCTTGAGAATCTATTTGGTGTCAGAAAGTCTTTATAAATTGTTATTGTTTCATCATCAAGTGAGACTTTCTTGCTTTCATCTTCATTGAAGTCAGCACTCCTCCGGGCCTCCTCATTTAAAAGGCCCTGAATCAATGTCATTATTCTTTCAATTATTTTTTTCATAAGACACCTCAATCAAAAAATTCACTTATGAGCAATTTAACTTTATCAAAGGTCAGCTTTGCCCCATCAACAGATGCTGTAACAACAATCTGAACTTCATCACCCTTCTCCAACTCAGCAACAACAAAAGCTCACCATTACATAAAATGTTCATCTTTTTGACTTTATTTCCCTTGAGCCCATTGTGTCAATCTCAAAATGAAAGTCAATCTCAAGAAGGAATGGGCTGCTTGTTCCTATCCCTGCCCAAGTGTCATCAGCTCCTGTGTCTGTTCTTTTAATATTACAGATCAGCATTCCACTGACAATTCTCTTCCCGGCCCCAGAAATTGCAACTTCAGGAGTCATCTGGTGTTTCCAGTCAACTCCATCACAAGCATCTGAAAGGTCAAGAGTGTTCATTGGGCCAAAATTACCACCTATGTCTGCCCATGTATAGTCAACTTTCCATCCCACCATTGCTCCACTTTCTGCAGCTCCTCTTGCACCCGGAGTCCAGTGAACATGGCAATAAATATCTGAACCAGTTTTCCAGCCATGAGGAATCTGTACTGTAAAGGCTGCAATGTTGGTTTTCTCAAATCTGTAAAGCCAGGTTTGAGTTCCACTTCCACCTGGTTGGACCTGCTGTATTGATGGATCACTTGAACCGGGCCGGTCAAAACTTCCTGGAACAACTCTCATATCATCCCAGACTGTATCAGTCAGTTCAATGATGTCCCGGAAAAAAGCATTTTGGCCATTCAGAATAACATTCATATCAATCCTCTAACACAGCCCATCCAATAAGCTGGAGGCCAATTACATTAGCTGCTGATGTAGAAAGCTCAACAACCAGAGCATCATCACTCCGGAGAAAAATTGGATCAGAATAGTGAATAAACAAATCCTGAACACCATTCATAGCAAAGCTCAGCAGCTTTACATTATGAGCAGAGCCATGTTGGGCCTCTGAAAGTCTTACAACAAGGTCCTGGACTGAGGCAAAGGCCACAGAACAGTGCACCCTTATTTCCCTGAGCTTCATCAACTTCCCGGAGTCAAGTGTCTCCTGAAACAAGTCTGTTCCTATTGTTGCCGGGTCAGCTGATGCATAAAAATCAAAATCCCACCATCTTTGGGGTGCTATGTAGTTCTCTGTAAATGCCATTCTCCTCTCCTCCTCATTGTTTGAGCAAATCTTTTAATGCCGGTATTATCAATGCCCCAAAAGCCATCGCAACAGCTCCATAAAGCCAAACTTTCACCTCAGTCACAGCATCCTTGACTGCCTGCTTTCTTCCCTCATCTATTGAATCAAAAAGTTTTCTTTTTGTAATTGAGTTCAATTCATTCATCTCTTTGTAGTTGGCATCAATCCTTCTGTCAAGGCATGAAACATTTTCCCGGCAGGAGGCGGCAATTTTGTCAAGGTCCACAACCTGGGATGCTCTGTGTTCGTTGAATCGGTCCTGGAAGTTGTGAACATTAGCTCTCAGTTCAATCATCTCTTCTCTGTATCCTGAAATGTCCCTCTCAATATTGTTGAGCTTGATTTTAATTTCCTTCACATCCTCAACTATTCCAATAATATGGCTCAGACTTTCTGACATAGCCTTTAATGATTCCTCAATCCCCATTCCATTCTCCTCCTGAACTATCATACCAGCCTCACCCGGATGCCCTTGTTTGCTGCCAACTTGCTATATGCCCCAGACACACTGTCAATCTGATCTTTAAATTTTCCATCAGGGAACATTTCAGCTTCATCCAAAAAGTCTTTGTTCCAAGCTCCCTTCAAAATATAAATGTTCCCAGCCTCTGCTTGTGAGGAGAAGGGAGCAGCCCTGTCCAGCTTGTTCCCTGTCACCTTATCGGGCCGGAAAGAATATTCAGGCAATACCATTCTGCGATAATGGTCAATGGTGTTTACTCCGGAGCTGCCTGGCTCCTGTTCCATCCATATTTCTGTTTCAATACCATCAATATCTGCTGTTTGTTTAATAACCTGCTCAACAACTCTTGGTGTTTTACGAAATCGGATGACTGATGCTATGATATATTGCCCGGCCTTTGTTTTTAATAACAAGGCCCCACAGGTGTAGGCTGGTTCATGTCCGGCCTTTTTTGGTTCTGTTGCTGCCAGGTCCCAATATCTGACCCGGCCCACAATTTCATCTTTGTTGTATACTTCAATAACCCGGAACCAGGACCTGTCCAAAATTCTGCCCTTCTCTCTTATGTCCCAGTCACCATTCAGCAGCTGCTCTCTTGTTACTGGATCAAGGTTGAAAAGACTCTTTCTGTATTGTTCCCGGTCAAGGTATGGATTGTCATCAAGTCCAGCCCTTATGAACACAACATCATCAGCTCTTGTTTCTTCATCTATATATTTTGTTTTAAGATCAAGATGTGATATGCCACCCGGATTGGATGCCAGTCTAAACCTCAATGGCACTTCTGAGCCTTCAAGCCTTCTCAGCCTTGAGAACATATACATCATTTGTGTCCACCTCAAGTCAGAGGCTTCATCTATTCCTATAAATTGAAATTCTGCGGATTTGTAATTGAGATGGTCTTTTGGCCCATCCAAATAACCAAAGGTCAGAGTTGCTCCAGAAGGGAATCTGTATGTTTTGGCATCTCCATCCCATTTGGCATCAGTGCCAGCAAGCCACTCATCAGCTCTGTCCAATAAAGCTCCGGGCATAGTTAAGTTCTTGTATGTATCCCGGAGGAGCAAGGCAGCATAGCCAGGAACATCAACATACTGGAGAGCAGCCATAAGCAAAGCATCACTCTTGCCACCACCAGCAGCTCCCCCATAAAAGGCATCACCATGATGAAGCAGCAGGAATGCTGCCTGCTTTGGTGTAGGCTGATGGGGGATGTATTTAGTGAGTCTGGGTGTCAATAATGCTTTCAGATTCGGATTTGACTGCACCAGACTCATATAATATTCTTGCGATTGCTGCAAATTGTTCATCTCCCTTTATCTCAATAATTTTCTTGTCCACTGTTTCTGTCCGGGTGTTTATGTCCACCCGGCCCTCCAGCCTTCTTGACCAGCCAAATCTATTCTGCATTTGCATCATGTAGAGTGTTGAGTTGAACTCTTTGTTGTGTATGTTTAATTGGCCCATTGTCATCCACCAAAGTTCGGAGAGCTGGTCACCAATTTTAACGGCCTTTAAAAACTCTTCATGCAAGTCCATCCAGCCATAGAAGGTTGCCTCAGTTATTCCCATCAGTGTAGCGGCATTGCCTCTGCTCTTCCCTCCGGCCATTATCTCAACTACTTTCTTGCACATCATTGGGGTGTACTTGGTGGGCCTGCCACCTTTATTTTTATTGACTCCAGATTTTGGTGTATATACCTGGGCCACCATTCGGTCAACTATATCTTTGGGGACAACTTCATCAGACATCTGGATGGACATTTGCTTTACTGCTTCAACTGCCAGATCAGTCTTCAATTTGGCTATTGCTTTGATGCCCTTTGGGGATGTTGTTCTTTTCATTTTCCACCTCAGAAGTTAAAATAATGTGGCATTTATAAGAAAAAAAGTCTTTTTTTTGAGTTTTTTTACCTTTTTAGCCTTCCTTTTCTTATTTTCTTTTGTTTTTTTCTTTACTTTTCCGATATATAATTCATATTAGTTATTATAAGGAATTAAAAAACAAAACCCGGAGGACACCAAATGAGACATTACAAAATTACAAAAACTGTTAACAGCCTTGAAGAGATCAACAACTCAGC